AGAATTGTACCACAATACTAACGACGAGTATAAGTTGGGGGCGGGATTTGCAAAGCCGATAATAAATACATTAGCTGGTTTCATGGGTGCTCCTAAGTTTAGGTGCGCGGATGAGGAAGCACAGGCAGTGATAGATGATTACCTTGTGGATTGGACAAGTAAGATATTGCGAGTTCACCAATTGACATTGAGAGATGGCGACTGTTTTCTATATTTGTATGTGAATAACAAGAGAAGTGTTCTTTACCCAGAGCGTGTTGGTGGTTCAGTGGATTTCACAATCATACCGCCAGAGCAAGTTGCAGACATTGAGTTGGATCCCATTACGCATGAGCCAGTAGCATATACGATTTCAGCAAGGGTAATGTGGGATCAAGGAAGAAGGCAGTATAACTATACCCAAATTGTAACAGCAGATAGTATTGTAACACAAGCTGAAGGAGACGTACCACCAGATTTGAAGGTAGGAGAGCAACCCAATTTATGGGGTTTCATACCGATAATACATTTTAAGAATGAGGCGGAAGAGACGCAGTTATTCGGTAATTCTGAGTTGGAAGCAGTAGAGCCGTATTTCAAAGCGTACCACGATGTGATGTTACATGCTTTGCAAGGTTCAAAGATGCATTCAACTCCAAGGATGAAGTTGCAGTTAAAGGATGTCAGCGGCTTCATTAAAAACAATTTCCCTGAAGCGTGGGAAAGTATTAAGCAAGGGCGACCAGCGAGAATTGATTTAACTGGTCATGAGCTTTTAATCTTTACCAATGAAGAGGATGCATCGTTTATCGAGGTGAACTCAGCAATAGGAGATGCGAGCGCATTACTTGAGTTGTTATTCTACTGTATTGTAGACGTGTCCGAAGTGCCCGAGTTTGCATTTGGTGTGCACACTCCAAGTTCGCATGCGAGCGTGAAAGAGCAATACCCGTTGTTAATTCGAAGAGTAGCACGTAAACGTGAGATGGTAACAGAAAGTTGGCAGCAATTTGCACGTATGGTATTGGCAATGCATTCGCAGGTAACAGGGAAGAGGTTCAAGGATTATTCAATAGCGTTAGCATGGGATGAAGTAATCGAGCGAGATGAAGAGCAATATGCAAGGGTACTTAATTTGCTCACGCAGGCAATTAATACTGCATTGATGGGTGGCTTCATGAGTATGGATGCGGCAGTGGATTTGTTGAGCGAGTATGTGGATACCATGAAAGGTTATGTTTCAGATAATGAAGAGCTTCCGGGTGAGCGAGAGAGGATAATAAGGAGTTGGATATTACGGCAGCGGCTTGAAGAAAATGCTGGGCTGAATGCACAATTAGAGGAGATCAATAAGGCAATAGAAGAAGCACGCAATGAGCTGGCGTGAGGATTTGAAGCGTTTCAATGGGCCGTATTATAGGTGGGCACTTGAAAATAGGCGAAAGTTTCTTACTACCGAGTTAGCCACAGAAAAGGCATTAGCAAAAGAATTGGAAGGGTTAGTCGAAGACTTGAGCATGTCTATAGAAAAAATGCCACTTGATGTTGGAGCACAGATGAAGTATGTCCGAGAAGGGCTGAAGGATTTCGCCAAGGCGTTGAATGGCAAACAGAAAGATATCATTAGCAAAGGTATCGAGAAGGCAGTAGGCATTGGGGTTGAGTATAACGAGAAAGTTAGTGCGGATTTGTTGTTAAAGGTATTCCCTGAAGTAGCTGGAAAAATACAAAATGTGTTTGGTTCAGTGCAAGAAGATGTTATCAAGGCAATGTGGAATCGCAGGGTTGGTGGTTTATATTTAAGCGATAGGATTTGGAATATAACTGGCGATACCACAGAGGCGATAGGGAGGATATTAACAGCAGGGATAGCAGAAAATATGGACCCTGTGGATATAGCAAGAGCATTGACAAAGTATGTTAAAGAAGGTTCAGGGACATTAGTAAAGGACTACCCTAATATGATGAAACGCATGGGTAGGAGGTTACCGAAAGACTTAAATTATGAGTCGTTGCGTCTGGTTAGGACAGAGTTATCAGCGGCTCATGGTGATGCCACATTAAAGAGTGCGACATATAACCCTGCATGTAGAGGTGTGAAGTGGGTATTAAGTTCAGAACACCCAGAATACGATATTTGTGATGAGTTAGCATATGCCGACCAAGGGTTGGGGCCAGGTGTTTACCGAGTAGAGGATGCTCCGCCAATGCCTGCGCATCCGAATTGTTTGTGCTTTTTTACAGAGGTAGTGGAAGACCCAAATGCATTTGTGCAAAGGTTAGAGAGGTTCAGGGACAATCCAGATAGTGATCCCGAATTGCAGGAATATTGGCAAAGGACATTTGCTAAGCCATCTCGTAAAGCACCAGCGGAAAAAGTGCGAACTTTGAAAGAAAAGCTCAAAAAGTTTGAGCCATTACCAATGCCTGATGGGGTAAGAAATGCTTTGCTTGACCATACTCCATATGCAAATGGTATTCTTCAGGATATTTATAAAGCGGATTATGATAGTGAAAAAACTTTCTTTGTTAATGCATTGTTGCGATATATTGATGGTACTCCAATCATTCAAAAGATTAGCACGGAGATTGCACTTGGTAATTACGAGGAATGGTTAAACCCTAAAAAATTAAATTTCGTTGAGAAATGGCTTGTAAGGTGGATTAAAACAGCACTTGACCTTATGGAACAAGCTGTACCATATGTTAATGAACTTATAAGGGTTGAGCCACTGTATGTATATGAGAATTTAGATAAAATGAAGGTGGGGGATGTGATTACCCAAGGTATTCGTTCTTGGTCGCAGAAAGATGTAATATATAAGGAGTGGGGCGAGCTTTATTGTGTACACAAAGGTGGATTTGTAGCATTGCATGTGAAGGGTGCGAAAGGAATAAACGTATCAGCGTTCAGCCACTATGCCGAGCAATATGAGGTGCTTTGTGCAGGCGATTATAGGGTGTTAGACATTAAAAAAGAGAAGTTCATAAAGGATGGGAAAGCTTTGGGGGATGTAGTACACATATTTGTGGAGCAAATAAATGTGTACCCACAGTTGCGAACTGGTAAAGGGAGGATAAAATGAAAGATGAAACTATAATGCGTAAAATAGGATACATATCACGAATGATGCGCTTGCTTGCAGTTGATAAAGAAACAGCAGAGAAGTTGCAGAGTATATTGGAAGATGCTACTTATAAAGATGGTTTTCGTGATTTGAACGAACAGGAAGTTGCATATATAAAAGAATTGGTTAAACAATATAAAGAGAAAACTGGAACTTCAATTGTAGACGATGTGGTTAAGGTATTAGGTGCGGAAGCAAGAGCGTATTTGCGTGACTTTGAGGTGGTATAATGGAACATATGAATGGGGGTGAACGTCCAATAAAAGTTGAGAAGAGGTACGATAAAGCACGAATAGAGATTAACCCGAAGTATGGGAAGCCGATTATCCGAGACATGAAGACAGGGCAATACCTTCCCAAGTATAGAAAGGGGGTGCAATAGTGCCGACAAAATTTACTATTAATAATGACGAGATTTCAGAACGAGATTGGGGGGATGTAGATAAAGGCAGTATTTGGCAAACATTCAAAAAAGCACGGGAAGAAGGAGCTTCAGGGCTTGCAAGTGCAATAAAAGAGATGTATGCGGTAGTCAAAGCTCCTGTTGATGAGAATTTAAGGGAAGCCGATTGCTGGGGGCCACACCATGAGATAAGAAGCGATGGAACATTAGTCGTTAATCGTAGGGGCGTAATAGCGGCAGNTGGAGCATTAGCTGGTGCAAGGGCAGAGCCGAATTTAACTGCGAGCGAGAAGAAGGAAGCGGCAATGCATTTGGCGAAGCATTACCGAACAATGGGATTAGAGCTTCCCGATACGATNAAGGAATATGCAGGCGAAATGGCAGTACCGTTGCAAATGGATGTTATGGGCGAGATGGCGGTTGAGGATATCCCAGTTGCACCGTGGGCTGATGTGAAGAGTTTGCAAGAGAATGACCCTAATCCGATGGAGGTAGTCGTAGCAGTACCCGCTGGCAAGTCTAAAAGAGGCTGGTTTTACACTGAAGAAGCACTAAAAGCTATTGAAAGAACAGTAAATGAGCAAGGGCTTCCGGGATTTATGGGTCATCAAAAACCCGATGATGTGGATCACGAGTTCCCAGAGCCAGTTACACATTGGGTAGGTGCAAAGTTTGAAAATGGCAAGTTGTATGTGCGAGGTGTGATTGATAAGTCAGCTGAAGATTTGAAGCGTTGGATCAAAGGCAATGCTGTAAGGACAGTTTCTATCTTTGGCGTTCCGAAATTAAAGCACAAGACAAATGGCGAAATTGAGGTTGTAGATTATCAGCCGTTGAGTATTGACTGGACACCGTTAGGAAGGGCGGGGATGGAAACACAAGTCGTAGCTATTGGCGAAATGGATAGTGTAAGAGAAGAGACAAAAGAAGAAACACAAGAAGAAACAAAGGCAGGTGATAGCATGGACGAAGTGCAAAAGGTTTATGGTGAGCTGACAGAGTTACTCGGGGTAGAAGGTGAGGAACTTGTCGCAAGTGTAGAGAAGATGAAAGCCGCATTTGAAGAGCAGAAACGCAAAGAATGTGGCGAGTTGGTGGAACAGCTGATTAAAGAGAAGGTTTCAGGCGAGGTTGCGCAGGTGTTGGTAAAGAAGTTGCTTAAGTATGAAGGTGAGCCTGACAAAGAGAAAATAGCAGGCGAGATTGATAATATCTTGAACGACCCAGATGTGAAAGAAGCATTAAGTAAGATTTATGCTGTAAACCCTCCAGTAGTGGGTGAAGAGCAGAGTAGTAAACTCGTAGTTAAGCGAGTAAGAATTTAGAAAGGGGGCAGAGAAAATGGCGTTTGATGGACAGCCAGTACTAAGCACAGAGTATCAAATACCACAGCCAAAGGTTAGTGATGGCCAGAGTGTAGTTGTAACAGCTACAGATGATGTGGTTGCAGGTGAGTTTTACGAAATTGAAGGCTTTCTTGGAGTAGCGATGACAAATGGCAAAGCAGAGGATAAGGTAGTGCTGAACATTGAGCAAGCGGAGTATCAGACCACCAAGGTTGCCTCAGGTAAAACATTTACAGTTGGGCAAATAGTGTATTGGAATGGAGAAAAGTTTACTTCAGATGAAAAGCAAGGTACTACTCCAAATAGAGTAGCTGGCAGATGCACAAGTTGGGATAATACCAATAATGTGTTGACATTTATACNTGCACCGCAGGCATATTCAGTAGTGCAAANAGTGCAAACCGGTGGAGCGTAGAAAGGGGGCTGATATAGANGATTATAATTGATCAGGAAAGTCTTAAAGCCGCAAAAAGGCAAGGAACATATACATATACCGTACCTATGGTGATTGATAAAAAAGAGTACCCTGTAGACGTTCGGCTGATTAACGGTGAAATGGAAACGTATCAGCTGACTAAACCCATAGGTGAGTTGATGACATCAGCATCGCTTGAAGATAAGCAGGACTTGTTGAGGAAGGTTACGTTAGATGTCCAGCTGGGTAGGGAGCAGGTTCAGACACTGTATGCTCCAGTTTACCAGACTTTGAGCGACCCCAATTTTCCGAGGGTATTGCAGGCAACATGGGCAATGTATGGTAATGTGGTATTCCTTGAGCATTTGGAAGGGCAAGAGGTCAAGTTCGGGAGTTTGTCCGTTGAGCAGGGGCCGATTGCTACCATTCAGGAATACACCGCAGGATTTGAGTACACCAAGGAACTTATAGATTTCAATGAGATGTTTAGGATTGAGCTTATCAATCAGGCGATTGGACAGGCTTACAATGCGTTGTTAAATCATATCCACTTATACCCGATTTTCAGTTACAACAATTACAAGACCAAAAATGTTACCACGTGGAAGGGTGAAACAGGCGACCCATTGTGGTTAGGGATTTATAAGACATTGAGGCAGGCAATCATAGATGCCACTTTAGCAAAGCGTCCAGCGACAGTGTTACTTGCAAACCCAGCTGATAGGTTTGATATTGAACTTGCATTGCGTGGAGGTTTTACCATTGAAGGTACGACTTATCCAGCGTTATCAGGCATTGATACGATAATCTATTATGAAGGTTGGCAAGGGACAATGAATGGCAAGCCATATGAGTATAAAGGAGTACCGCAGGGCGAAGCTTATTTGATTAGGCCGAAGCAAGGGTTTAAGGAACTCGTGAAGAAAGACCTTACTATTGAAACTACCAGCGGCGATTTGACAAGGTTAGTTGAAGCTCAAATAATCGCTTATGCTTACAGGGGCGTGTTTGCTGCATTAGACGAGAATGTGCAAAAGGTAAAGATCAGTGCGAGCCAAGCGAGCCAATGATGATACCAACTCCAGAGTTAGTTGAGCAGTTACGCAATCTTGCTGGTGAGAAGGAAGAGGGAAGGTTCACCGATGCTGAATTAGAAGACATTATTAAGGCGTCAGATAACATTTATGCGGCGGCTTCCTATGTATGGACATTAAAAGCGGCGAGGATACAAGAAGAGTTAGGGAACATTCAAAGCTATTCTATTGGTGAAGAAAGTTACACTTATAGGTCGTTGACAGACATGTTGGAGTTGTGCTTAAAGATGGCTGACTTATATTCCCAGATGGGTGATATGGGAGCAAGAATTGTGCAGGTTAACCCTCCTGATGTGGTATGAAGGAACAGCGGGTTAGAGACATCGCATGGGCAATTGAGCAAAACCCTGTAGATGTTACCATTTACCGTACACAGCGAGTATTGAGTGAAGGACATTACACCGAGACTACCACAGAAGTAGGAACATATAGAGTGCGTATATTCTTGAATGATAGGCATACTCCAGCAAAATTGATTGATGAAGGAGGGAGGGCATTGCGAAGTGTAACATGGTCAATGCTTTGTGATGCTTCCGCAGATGTAAAGGCTGGTGCAAATGTGGTGGATGTGGTAGACGTACCTATGCTGGGGAAGTTAAAAGTAGTTAACGTTATCCCGTTAAGCGTACAGGGTGAAGTGGTAGGATACCAAGTGCAGTTGCAGGGGATGGATGAATGATAAAGGTTGCCCAAGGTTTCAGTGATAAAAGTAAATATAAGTTTCAGCAGATTTATGCGTTAATGGACACGGTATACCGACCAATGACAGAAGGGTACATGAAAGCAAACAAGCCGTGGACTACACGAACAGGTTTGGCTGTGGCAGGGTTACATTCCAGAATAGAGAAGAGCGAAACCGAAATAAAACTCATACTTGGGCATGGCGTAAGTTATGGCGTTTACCTTGAGCGTGGGCATAAGGTAAAAACTAAAGGCGGTAAGGTAAAAAAGGTTAAGCCGTATGCGATACTCAAGCCAACGATGGATAAGTTCTATCCAGACATATGCGAGCGTATAAGGGAGCTGTGGAGCATGTGAGAGACGAAATAAGGAAGTTACTTGTAGAAAAAGTTGCATTAGTTGGTGAAAGGGTATACGAGCCATATGTTCCATCGTTGCAAATAGAAAAGCCTTACCTTGTAGTTAAGGAAGGTTCACGGGAAGTACCAAACGATTGGGCTGGGTATACGACTACCGTTGAAGTGTGGATATTTGAGAACTTTGAGACATTTGCGGATGTAGATCAGTTGGCGGCGGATGTGATTAGTGCGCTGGACAAACAAATAATCACGGTTAATGATAAGAAGTACTTATTACGTTACCTTGCTACCATAGGTGAGGATTTCTGGGATGAGGAGCTACAAGCATTAGAACGTGGTTTGCAGTTTCAGGTCTTTTCATTGGGTTGGTTGAATGGTGAGACGTATAACCCAGACCCAGTAGCAGCATTACGTACTTGGAGTGAAAGCCGCTGGGTGAAGGTTGAGACAAAGGAAGGGAAAATAATCAAAACACCGATATTGCAAACTGACCCAGATACATGGGACCCGTCAGACCAGCGTCCGGGCTTGTATTGGCGAATTGTGGAAGTATCAGCACCATATAATGTAAGTGCGTCAATGTATTGGATGAATTTCACCATTTATGGGCATGTTGTGGCACCAGATCCGAGCGTCCGTAGAGAATGGATAAGGAAAGTCGTTGAAGCGTTAACAGATGCGATGCGAATAAGTGTTAATAATGTTACGGAGTTGTGCGTGGAAGAGATATCAGCTACAATGGATGCGGATCCATTAATAGTGGGACAAATCAGGTTACGTGGAACAATGGGACTCATGCGTAGTAAAGTAAGTGCGGAAGTGTTGAATAATGCTTCCGTTAGTGGTGGGGTGTCATTTACAGTGAAAGTACCCATATTAAACCCTGAAGGGGAAGGAGGTTCGGCGGATTGAGTGCAAAAAAAGAAGTACTAGAAGAAGAGCAGGACACCAAAATAAAACCCGAGGGAAAAGAGGCTGAAGATGTTTATACGCTTAATGATTTGGTAGCGAATGCTGGCATATTTGGAGTGAAGCCTGAAGCAATAATTGGTGCAATGAAAATGGCTGGGAAAGAAGAAGCTACCAAAAAAGAGATAAGTAAGTTTCTGTCGGATTTTTTACGAAAAGAGGTGTAGAGTATGGCAGGAGTAACGTTCACAAGCGGTGAACAAAAAGTACGACCGGGCGTATTTGTCCGAGTGCAGAATATAGGACAGCCAGTAGTCCCTGCATTACCGCAAGGGATTGTGGCTGGGGTAGTAAAAAGTAATTGGGGGCCGATTAACACACCTATTACCATAGCTACAAATGAAGCGATACGAGATGTGTTTGGATCAGGTGAAAGTTTGACGATGCTTACCGAGGCGTTTAAAGGTGGGTGCAGTAAACTTGAAGTGGTGCGTGCAGGTACAGGTGGTGCACCGGCAACTATTGTGCTTACCGATACTGCTACCACTCCAGCGAATGTGGTTAATATCACAGCAAAATATCCGGGCACAAGGGGTAATAATTTCACGGTAACAATTAGGGATTCGTTGACAAATGCGAGTTTAAGAGAGTTTTTGCTGTATGAAGGAGCAACGTTGTTACTTACAGTACCATTTGCGAAAGGAACAGGAGAGCCCGATGCATTGGTTTCAGCATTGAATAGTTCACAAGCGAATAAATACGTTACTGCAGAGAAGATTGCGGCTGGTAATGGAACATTGAACGCAGTAGCCAATGCGGGTATGACAGGTGGGCTTGACCCTACCACTACCACAAATGATTATTTGACGGCCCTTACATCACTTGAGGCGATAGATTGGAATGTGCTCGTAGTTGATAGTGAAGATTCCATTTTATTTACTTCCATTCAGGCATACATAGACCGTGTAAGGAACGCTGGTAAGCGTGTCATGGCAGTGTTAGGACAACAGACAAATGTAGAGTTAAGCACCAGACTAACATTGGCACGTAGTTTTAACGACCCAGCAATTGTGTTTGTGTTGAATGGGTTCAGTTACGCTGATGGAACAGCGATAGAAGGTTATAAAGCCACAGGGCGAGTAGCTGGGATGATTGCAAGTGCTGATGTAACAGAGAGCCTTACCCATGCCGTAATACAGGGGGCTACAGGTTTGGTAGGTGCTTTGAGTAATACCGATATAGAAAGTGCGCTGAATAGTGGAGCATTGGTGTTTACGTTGAACTCGCAGAAACAGGTTCAGATTGAGCAAGGCATTAATACGTTTATAACTCCGACGGCTGACCTTGACATGGGTTGGAGGAAGATAAGAAGAGTAAGGACAAGGGACACGCTGATTGACAGAATTGGTGCGACTTGGGACTTGTTGATTGGGAAGATAAATAATGACGCTAATGGTAGGGCTACATTGATGGCAGCAGCGCAAGGGGTAATAAATGAGATGATTAATGAAGGTGCACTAATTGCTGGTCAGATTTATGAAGACCCGACTAATCCACCACAAGGCGATAGTGCATGGTTTATTATTCAGGTTGACGATACCGATAGTGCAGAAAAGCTGTACTTGACATTCCAGTTTAGATTTGCTCCAGTATAAAAGGAGGTGAAAGAATATGGCAGATGGCAGATATATATTCCGAGATTGTGTACCTGATGGTGCGATTGACATAGTGAATGTTCGGACAGGGGATATTGTGCAAAGGGCGTGGAGTTTCAGGGTAAATGCTCCAGTAGAATTGCAATCGGCCCTTGATGGAGGAACATTCCAGCCTAATCATATTATTCGTGGTTACGATGGTGAGTTGTACGACGGCGATGGTAATTTGCTTGCTGAAGTAAACACATTCCAAGCACAGATAAACTCAACCAATACCGATTACCAAGCCGCTGGTAATAAACAAGTATGGGCAATACCCCAATCTTATACAGTTACTTTGACATTTACAGAGACAGTAATAAAGGACGCCAAGATACTTAAAAAAGTGTTGGACAGTTTGGCAAAAGGAGCTCCAGATGCGAGTTTAAACTTTATGGGGGTATTACACGCACATACATAGGAGGGGTGAGAAGTGAGCAAGCTTGATAAAGAGGAGTTGTTAAGTAAAGAAGATGTCATACTAAGGGATGTAGCTGGCATTCTAAAAGCGATGGATACAATCGTAGAATATGAGACATACCACGTAGTTAGGGATGGGAAGGAGTTATTTTCATTCCGAGTGCGTGGGTTGACCGATGAAGAAGCTGAGGAGTGTAGGCAAGAAGCTACAAAAACAGTGCGAGATAAAAGACTTGGCAATTTGGCAGTACCGCAGGAGTTTAATGCCGCAAAGTTTAACTCATTGATGATTGTCCAAGCCACGCACCCAGAAGATAGGGCAATGATTTGGGATAATAAAGAATTATGGGAGAAAGCTAACGTTCTTGCTGGTTGGCAGTTGGTGGATAAAGTGCTTAAGCGTGGCGAGAAGGATGAAGTTATCGAACTCATAGAGCGGTTGAGTGGGTATAACAGCGAAGAAAACGAGAGCCGAGTTGAAACTTTAAAAAACTAATCAGGGCAGGTGGTGAAGCGACCATAATTCACCACCTGCTCCAAAGATGTGGTATCACTCCAGATGAGTATTGGAGTAAGCCACCAAAGATACGTGATTTTATGCGTGCAAGCATGTTGGTGGAGTTAGAACAGGAGCAAGAAGAATTAGAGAAGATAAGGGGGAAAGATGGCTAACGAGACCTATAAGGTAGAGCTTTTAATTACCGCACAAGACCAATCAGCACCAGTTATAGAGCAGGCAAATGAGCGAATTAATCGTTTCGCCCAGAATGCCGAGTTAACAAATAAGAAGTTAGCCCGTTCCCTGAATACGACTTATAAGCCGACCATAACAGCGATTGATAATACAGCACCAGCAGTAGCAAGTGCCAAATCAGGTTTAAGTAGAATTGTTGGCAAAGTGTGGAGTGTCGTTGTGCATGCAGTTGACCAAGCCACACCTGTATTTTCGAGCATTTTAAGTGGTGCAAAAAGTTTTGTGAGTAAAATAGGCAGCATTTTGGGTGGAGTAGGAAGGATGATAACATCACCACTTGGAATGCTTGGGATAGCTGGTGCTGGGGTGGGGATGACAGCCCTTATTGCTGGACCGTTAAAACTTGCAGGAGAGATGGAACAAGCGAGGATATCGTTTAATTTTTTCCTTAAGGATGCGGAAAGGGCTAAACGTTTCATAGGTGAGTTGCAAGCACTTGCAGCTGTTACGCAATTTGAATTTGCGGATGTTCAAAGACTTGCT